GAGGTGGAAACAGTTTAGCAGCTGGTGACTTATGGTTTGATTCTTCTTCTAATAAAGTATTAAAAGTACATGATGGAAGCGCATTTCAGTCAGTATCCCCTTCTCAATCAGTCTTAAATGATATTGCTAATGTATCAGGTCAATTAACTTATTCAGAAGATTTAGGTACTATTGTAGAGGCTCTTACAACAGAAACAGGTAATAACATTAATACTGTTGCTACTAATATTAATAATATCAATAATTTTTCTGATCAATATAAAGTAGAGTCTAGTCAACCTTCTGGAGCCTCTGCAGGAGATTTATGGTACGATACAACTGGTAATGTACTCAAATATCATAATGGAAGTGCTTTTGTAGTAACAGCATCAGCTGGTATGTCTGAAGTAATAGATGATACTACTCCTGAATTAGGTGGTCACTTAGATTGCAATGATAAAAACCTCACTGAAGTAGGTACTGTCAGTGGAACTAACTTACAAATAGATTTCGGAACTCTCACATAACAATGGCAAAATTATTAAAACTAAGACGTGGAACTACCACGCAACATGGTAGCTTTACAGGAGCCGAGGGCGAAGTTACTATTGATACAGACAAAGAAGTACCTGTAGTCCATGATGGATCTACTGCTGGCGGTCATCCTGTAGCTGCTGAAGATATGGCAAATGTTTCTAGTGCATCTATAGCTGGAAGATTAGCTACAGATTCTATAGCAACAACTAAAATTGCTGCTGGTGCTTTACCAACAGACGTAACAATAGTTAGTACCAATATAGTTGATGACACCATTGTAAACGCTGATATCAAATCTGATGCAGCTATTGCACATAGTAAATTAGCTAGTGTTACAGATGGTCAAATTCTTGTAGGAAATGGTTCAGATGTACCAACAGCTGTAGCAGTTTCAGGTGATGTAACCTTAGCAAATACAGGTGCAGTTACTATAGCTACTGGAGCTGTAGAACATGCAATGTTAGCAGGTGATGCAGTTGATGGAGATAACATAGCTGATGACTCAGTAAATTCTGAGCATTATGTAGATGATTCTATAGACACTCAACATATCGCTAATGGTCAAGTAACTTATGCAAAGATGCAAAACGTATCAGCTACTGACAAAATACTAGGTAGAGACTCAGCTGGTGCAGGTGTTATAGAAGAAATAGCTCCAAGTGCGTTGCGTACTATGATTAACGTAGAAGATGGAGCTACTGCTGATCAAAATGCGGCTGAAATAGTTGCTCTTGTAGCTGGACAAGCGATAGCCCCTTCCACTGTATATGCGACAAGTAATATAGGTAAAGATGCTGGTGATTACATTTCCTTTACTACAGATACCCAAATGGATATCTATGTAAATGGTAATAATGAATTCAGGTTTGAAGCTGATGGAGACTTCCATGCAGATGGAGATGTTATAGCAGAATCTACTACTATTTCATCAGACGCTAAACTAAAAGAAAGTATTCAAGTAGTCCCTAACGCACTAGATAAAGTACAACAACTAAATGGTGTTACCTTTAACTGGATTAGAAGTGGAGAAAAGAGTGCTGGTGTTATAGCTCAAGATGTCTTGAAAGTTCTACCAGAAGCTGTAAAAGAAGTGAAGGGTTTAAAGGATAATGATACACATTTAACTGTTAATTACCATGCTTTAACTTCCATCCTTATTGAATCTATTAAAGAGTTAAAAGCAGAAGTAGAAGCTCTTAAAGCTGGAGGTGAGTAATGGCTTGTCCTTCAAGTGGACAGATTAAAATATCTGATATTGTATCAGAGTTTGGTGGTTCCGCACCACATTCTATGAAAGAATATTATAGAGATGGTGATAATGTTCCAGGCAATAATACTAACGTTTCTGATTCAGGTCAAATTACTCTAAAGTCATTTTATGATGCTGTAAATGAAATAGGTCTAACAGTTAGTAGTGGTCAAGAGAACTATAATGTTGGAACTGCATTTTCAAGTAACTGGACTTCAGCAGTACCTAAAGTTCTTACTATCAACTCTGGTGTAACAATTGGTGGAACTGGTAGTAGTGCTGCACTTATAATTCCATCTGGAATGGGTGGTACACTTACAGTTCAAAATAGTGGAACTGTTGTTGGTTATGGTGGTGCAGCAAACGGTGGAACAGGTGGAACTGCTGTTCAATGTTTGCAAAATGGTAATATAACTTGGAATAACTTATCTGGCTCTGCTCTCTACGGAGGCGGTGGCGGAGGAGGCCAAGGTGGTGCTGGCGGTGCTGGCGGTGCTGGAGCACCTGGACGTCCTGGTGGTCCTGGAGGTCATGGAGGTTGTTCTTATTGGGACGATGGGAACTGGCCTAGTGTAATGTGGCAATTAATCCCATATTCAGGTTGTTCTGATAACCCAGGAGGAGCTGGTGGTTCTGGTGGTCCTGGAGGTTCTGCTGGAGCTGGTGGAACTACTGGTGGTACTGGAGGTGCTGGTGGTGTAGGACAAGGATATAATCAATCAGCTGCACCTGGATCAGGTGGAACATCTGGATCAAGTGGTGGTTCTGGTGGAAGTGGATCATCTGGTTCTAGTGGAAACCCTGGAACAGCACCTAATAGTCAAGGTTATGGCTTTGAACCTGGTGGTTCAGGTGGTGCAGGTGGTACTGGATCAGCTGGTGGTAATGGTGGAGCTGCTGGAGGTGGAGGTACTGGTGGCACAGGTGGTGCTTACGGTACTGACGGTAGTGCTGGTAACCAAGGTGCTACTGGTGCTACTGGTAGTGGATCTAATACTGGATCAACTGGATCACATGGAAGTTGGGGTAACACTCAAAACGGTAGCGGTCAAGGTACAAACACTAATGGTGGTCGGACTACTGGTACTCCTGGTAATGATGGAGTAGCTGGTTCATCTGGTTCGGCTGGAGCATCTGGCTCAGCTGGAGGTACAAGAGGATATTATATACAAAATATCAGTTACTTAACTTTAAATAATTCTGGTACAGTTGCTGGAAGAACCTAATTTAACATTTATTAAAAAATGAAATTCAAAATAACTAAAATCGAAGATGGGGTTATTTCTGTTCTTTATGAGAACAACTCTACTAGAAACTTTGGAGTTACATCTGATCTCACAAAAAATCAAATAGCTAGGCAAATTAACCTTCGATTAAATAGTAAAACTAAGATGGCAGATGATAAACTGCCATTTACTATTGATCAATGGGAAGAGCTAGATGATTATAATACTGTTGATTATAAAGAAGCTAGAAGAGAAACTTACCCAACAATAAGTGAACAACTTGATGCTCTTCACTGGGCTAGACAAGGAGATGATACTAAACAAAAAGCTGTTGATGATGCAATCAAAGTGATTAAAGCTAGGTATCCAAAAGATATGAAAGCATTTACTTTAGATGAATGGGAATCTGAAAGAATCTCTAAAGGTTATACAAGAGTTAAAGATGTAATAGAACTATTATTACAAGCGAAAACGCTTGGAGGCTTCTTAGACAATATATAGTAAATTTATATGGAACTTCCATCACTAAGGCTGGAACTCCCTAAAGAGTTACCTACAATGAATATAGAGTTCAAACCACCTACAGCTCGAATTCCAGGTTATAAACCTATAGTAATTCCTCCTAGTGATTTGGAAGCTCCTGAAGAAACTAAGGCTGAAACTAAAGAAACAACAGAACAACCAGTTCAGCCAAAGCTAAATGTACCTGTACTTGATATACAGTTACCTTTACCAACTGCTGAAGTTGTAGCAACTGCTACGTATGCTGCTGTTGCAGCTGTAGCTACTACAACTCTAGCCACCCCATTCTTTGATCAAATAAAGAAGAAACTAACTAAATTTCTACAAGGTAAGATTAATAAATGGAAGGAAAACAGGAAGAAAAAAAAGGACTCCTCGGAAAGCTAAAAGATGCAGCAGAGGATCAAGAACACCAAATCCAGATTCTTGGTACATTTGTTAGACTTGGCGTAGTGGTTTGGTCTGGATTTATCATTACAATGAACTACGTAGAATTACCTATGATTAAAAAAGCAGGTAATTCGGATATCACCTTTGTCGCCAGTGTCTTTACAGGAGCATTAGCCACTTTTGGCCTGTCTACTGGCAATAATAAAGATAAAGGTGCAGTAAATTGTCCAATGGCTAAGAAAAAGGAAGAATGAACAAATGGTTTTTACTCTTCCTACTGGCATCACCCACGGTAGCAAGAGCAGAATTAGTAACCCCAAACTTCACCCAGGGTTCGATGAACAGTACAACGACAACGACTCAAGAAATCGTGGAGGATATAACCACCACAACCTATGGGTCTGCATTAAACAAATGGACTGGGGAAAACATAACCCATACCTCAACCTCATCAGGAGGTGTAGCCGATTCAGATTCGGTATTCACTTTACACACAGCTGGAGATCCCTTCGAACTAGAAATAGTGACAAGAGCAGCCAGTCAGGTACTATCAGTAACAGAAATAGAAAGAGAAATCGACACTACTTCTACTACGGTATCCTTATCAGTCTTCTCTCAATAGCTCCTGCTAAAGCTGAAACAGATAATGTAGCTAATCCAGTAGCTGCTGCAACGGGCAATGTAACCAACCAAGCGGTGCAATTCCAAAACAATGGAGCACCGTCAAGACAGCACTACGGACCTAACATTAGCTGTAACGGAGCTACAATGACATTCTCTCCATTCTATATGGGAAATCATACTAAACCATGGGATATAGATGAAGATGGAATGAGACCCTCTAGTTACACAATGGCTGAGAACTGGGGAGGTCAAATCAACTTTATGATACCTTTAGACCGTACAGGTTTGAATAGGTGTCGTAGTATAGCAACTAGACAAGAAGAGAAGATGAGATTAGATTATGAGTTAGTTAGAGTCCTTAAGTGTGCAGAACTGCAACAGAAGGGATTTATG